AGCATTCTTAATCGCGCGGCCAAACATCCCAGGGGCAGCATCGGAGGCATAGACGGCCGCCTCTCTCAAGGCCGGGATCTCGCGGTAGATGTTGGGCAACTCAGCCATGTCGCCCAGGCGCTGCGCGTAGCTGGGGCGCGGTGCACCACGAAGAGCAGCGAACGCTTCGTGATCCATCTGCTTCTCATAAATTTTCGCCCACGGAGTAGGTCCCTGGGTCGTGGTTACCCGCTGCGACGGGTCTAGCGCGGCGAGATACTCACGGATCCGTTCGGTGTTTCCTGGGCCCCAGGTCGGAACCTCACGCGCGAGGTAGTTGGCGATCTTCTTCGGGTCCTCACCGAGCAGATCCGCCGGGGTCAAAACAACAGGCTGGTCGGGCCCGCGCAGCCGGGGGATAATATCCAGCTCCCACCCGGTCGCATCGAGCACATCCTGCGGGTCCTCGCCCGCAGAGAGCCGCTCGGCCGCCTCAGCACGGCGAGCTTTCATGTCGGCGATCTCGTCGCGCTTGTAGGCATGACCCGGCTTCGGGAGACCGCGGAACCACGCGGCCTCGGCCTCGTCGCTCTCGGCCAGGGCACCGAGACCAACAGCGCCTGCAGCGGTCCCCTTGAGTACGCGTTTGCCGGTCAGGTACTCATCGCGGACCTGCTCGACCGGGAGACCCTCCTTCGCCGCGGTCCGCTTGATCAGGTCGGCCATGATCTCAAGGAACGGCTTACCGGGCTGAGACTTAAGCCCCGTCTGCGGACCCAGCACACCCCAGAGCAGCGGCTGACCGGTCCCACCACGCAGACCGACCGCCTGCATCGTCTGATCGAACCACGGGTAGATGTACGCAGCCTCCGACTCAGCGATGCTTTCGATAGAAGGCGTCGCACGCGTGTCGGCCAGCCCGACACCCTTGACAAAGTGACGGTCGCCGGCACCGTAGCGGGTATCGAACCGGGTCTGCGGTACACCCTTCGCCAGCGAGTAAGTGCCAACCTTTACCCTGTCGGCCACGCCAGACTCACCGACGGCGTCCTTCAGCAGCTGCGAGTGAAGAACCCCCGCCACCGTACCGGGCCCGCCCTCCTTCTGGATCAGGTACGGATCATTGACGTAATCCTGGATGCTGAAGCCCCGCGACTCTGCGCTGAGCGGGTACGAAGAGCGAACCAACTCCTTCTCGACATCCGACATCGGCGAGTAGGCCGATGTAACGTCAACCATGCGCTGAAAGCGCCGCGCGGCCTCCTCAGGACCAACCAGCTCCGCGAGCCGCTCGTAAGCTGGATCACCGATGTACCACGCGGCGCCCTCACGCAGCCGCGGGTGGCGCATCGCTGCGTCGGCGATCTCCTGCAGCCGCTCCGTGTTCTCCTTCGACATCACGCGCAGCACGGACTCGCTGGGAGCGCTCGAGCCGGTGCTCTTGGTCCACTGCGCGTTGCCCTGCCCCTGCCGCAGCAGGGCCTTCTCAAGCAGCTCCTCGCGGCTGGTGCCGAAGACCTCACGCAGCGCGGGGCTCTCCTCGGCCCAAGCAAGGGCGGCCTCGCGGATGATCTCGTCGGTCGGCTTGTAGACCCCAGGCGCGAGCGACTTCTTCAGGTTGACCCCGAGCCTCTTCCGTGGTCTAAGTTTCGGTGACGGCATCAGCTAACCCCAACCGCAGCGGGCCGACGCTGCTGGCTCTCGATGCGGATCTCGGCCTCGTCGACCCGCTTCTGATGCTCGAACTCGCGCTCCTCGAGGGCCTGCTTGGCGGCGCCCTGGGCGGCGTCGAGGTCCAGCGCCTCCTTCTTGAGACGCGGCTCGGCACGCAGCTTCTCGATCTCAGCCATGATTTTCTGCAGCTGAGCCTGCATCATCAGGTCCTGCTTTTGCATCTGCATCTGGACGAGCTGCATCTGCTGTACCTGCTGCTGCTGCGCCGCCTGCTGCGCGAGCTGCAACCGCTGCATCACCTTCTGATCCTTCGGATTCGCCAACCAGTTTGGTTGTCCGAGCAGGTCGAAGACCTCGCTGATCGCGGCATACTGCTCCTCCAGCTGGTAGAGCGGTGCGATCACCGGATTCATCAGCAGCAGCTGGTGCAGCATGAGCGTCGACTGCGCGCGCTTTTGGCCATACTCCGGCGTCAGCGCGTGATCGACCTGCATCTCGTCGCCCTCGGGGATCTGCCGCGGCGAAATCTCCTGCAGACGCCCATCGACCTCAATCAGGGCCGGGATGTCGTACTGGCGACCGAGACGCCAGATGTCGAGCATCAGCGGCTTGATGACGGTCTCGGCAAGCAGCGAGGCCAACATCATCGGTCGCTCGTTACCGACCTCGATCAGCTGCGCGATCATGTCCTTCGCGTTCTGGTGCGTGATGATGTCGTCCGTGTTAAGGCCGCGGCTTAGGCGCGTGTCGCCCGTGCGCTGCTCCTTCTGGGCAGCGAAGATTTCCAGCAGCGCCATCGTCGACGGGCTGATACCCGGCTGCGGGACGATGCTGATCGCGTCGGTGCGCTCGGCGTCGACGATACCACCGACCGGGTTATCAACGAGGTCGCGCGGGTTGCGGATCATGTCCATGTTGGCGATCCGCAGCCCGGCGTTTACACGATGCACGTTGTCGATGACACCGCGGATCACGTTGGTCACTCCGCGTTGCTGATCGACAGTGACCTGCGCGACCGAGAGCCCCAGCGCCTCGTGCGCGACCCGGTAGGCAGTCGCAAGCAACACCGGGATCTCATCGACGACCTCCTTCGAGAGGATCGTGTTGCCAGACTTGATGACCTGCCACAGCTGCGCGACCCCCTCGGGCTCAGACCTCGGTGTCTCCATGTCGATCCGCAGGTAGGCCTCCTCGATGTCGATCTCGTCCAGCGAACTGACCGTGTTGCGCTCAGGGATCTTGTCCGTGTCAATCGCGAAGGTACTCGCAGGGCCAGTGGCCGGGTCGAGCGTCGCAACGACCTCCGGGTCAAAGCCCTCCTCGATCAGCTCATAGCGACGCTTCCGGTACGTCAGCACCAGCGACGGCAGACGCTGAGAGTCTGATATGTCCTCGACGCCAACCGGTATGTGCACATTGCGCGGATCAAGGACCTCGATGCAGATGCGCTTCTTGCGCGTGACCTGCTTGACGCGAGCGTCGGCGACGCGCCGGATCGTCGGGACCGGCCCAAGCATCGTCGGAACCTTCGTCGTCTCGGGCGTCACCGAGCGAATCTCGGCGTCCTCGATGGTGCCCTGATCCAGGGCGGCCTGCAGCTCATCGAGCGGGACACGCACGTCCTGCCAGCTGACGCTCTGGGTCTCCTTGACGTAGCGCTTGATGGCGCCCAGACGTGACTTTGTCACGTCGTGAAAGAAGTCATGCAGGATCGCGGCGCCCGGGTTCTCGTGGAACAGCTGCCGCTTGACGTAGGCCGTACGCTGCCGGGCCCCCTCCACGTCCTGCTCAGACATGGGCCGGAATCGGACCACATCGCGGGAGCCGGCGAAGGTCTTGTAGAGCTTGGCCTTCATCGACTCGACCGACTCGAAGACCTCTCTCGAGACGTAGTCGCTCGTGTTCGAGCCCGCAGCAACAGGCGCGCGCCCGTGGTAGTGCGAGTCGGCCTCCACGTAGCTGACGCTGAAGTCGCTATCCTCGCCAGTGACCGAGTTCTCGATCTCCTGGTCAATGGCAGCCACCAGCTCAGCGTCGCTGTAGCGGTACTCGCGCTGACCCTGCTGCTGACCGTGGAGCTCGCTCTCGGTTTGGTCTACTGACGTCGCCATATGCGGTCCCTGCTGTTGTCGTTGCGATTGAGCCCGAGCTGCGGGTAGAGCCCGGAGACCTTCTTACCCAGCTCGCCCAGCGGCCTACCGTGTGTGGGGATCATCTGGAAGCAGTAGCGGGTCGCGTCGATCAGATCATCACGGACCTTGACGATCTTGCCACGCTCATCGCGGTGATACGAGCGCAGCTCGTCGATCAGCTGCGCGCACGAGTCGCGGAACACGAAAAAGCGACCCGTACTCATCGCCTGCTGCATGGCGAACAGGCCGGGCTCGACGTAGGTGTTGCCTTCGGGGTTCTTGAACTCGATGGTGTTCCGAAGCCCGGCCGCCCGATAGTAGGCAGCGACGGCCTCGCCGCTGCCGGGCTCGCGCTTGTCGATGTCGTGCGGGACGACACACCCAGAGTCGGGCCACATCGCGTTCAGGGTCGCGGCGTGGACGGCGGCGGGCGCATCGCTCTGTTTGAGGGCGCGCACGACGTAATGGGCTCCGCTCTCGGGATCGTAGGCCATCCAGACCATCCCGGTCGGGTGGTCGATGCCCACATCGAGCCCCCGCAGAACCCGCAACCAGGGCCTCGCGCGCAGGTCGAAGGGGTCGATGACGCACAAAGACTCGTCGAAGTCGAAGACCTTCCCAGAGCCGAACAACGGTAGCCCCTTGCTGCGCATGTCGCGCTCATGCTTCGGGTAGCTGGCCAGCATCTGCTCGCAGATCTCTGGGGTCAGGTGCGGCGCACGCTCCCATGCGATAGGGCCGATCAGTCTCCGCCAGCCGTGGCCATCATCTGCCGCAGACCAGAACTGATCGATAAGATCGGTCCGCCCCAGCTCCGGCGTCAGGGTCAGCATCAGCAGGCCGCCAGCATTGCAGCGACCAGTCAGCAAGCGCGTCCGCAGCTGGCCCATGACCTCATCAGGCGGCTGCTCGTCGACAAGCAAGACGTCGACGCTGGAGCCCGCAAAGACGAGCGTCGCCTGGCCAGTCTTCGCCTGCCGGTAGGCCTTGAAGTCAAGCGTCGCGCGCGAGCCGTCTTTGCGCTTGATGTAGGCCTTGCTGACCGCACCCGGCAGGTTGCTCCGCTCGACACCGAGGATCTCGTCGGCATGGATCCAGCCCCCGCGCCAGACCCCATCCTCCCCCTCGATACCGAGCAGCTCCTTCTGCAACACATCGCGCGTCTGTGTCGCATCGACCCCCAGCGCCCAGGCGGTGATGCTGCCCTCGAGACGCGCACCGCGCCAATCTTTCGGGTAGTCGCCCGTGACATGAACCGCGAACGCGTAGGTACCCGGGAACGTCTTGCCGACACGGTTCGCGGCCAACAGCATCACCTCCCGTGCGGTGGCGGTCGCGTCGAAAAACTCACGCTGCCAGTCGTACCACTCCGGCGCAAACTCCCGCCGGTGCGTACGCTTGTACTCACGCGCCTGCTGGATCAACGCGAGCCGACGCTGAGCCTCGACAAGGCGCTCGTCGAGATTACTTCCCACCGAAGAGCTGCTCCTTGGTGATCCCGAGCGCCTCAGCCTGCGCGATCAGCTCGCTCATGCTGGGCTGCATGTCGAGCTTGCCTCCCAGCTCGATGCGCTCGCTGTACTTGCGAGGCACGATCTTCGCCATGATCCACTTTCGCGTATCGACACGGAGTCGATCACGCTGAACGGCGGCCGTGCCCAGCTCATCACGGCTCTGATCGTCTGCGATCTCGATGATCTCGTCGGCCCAGTGATCTGCAAGAGCCTCACGCGCTTGAGCGTAGCGCGCGGCGAAGGCTGGATCTTCGGCCAACCACCGCACAATCACGTCCTTGTCGGGCATCTGCGGGTCGCGACAGACCGCCCGCAGCGTCTCGCCGTTCGCGATCCGGCGGCAGATCTCGTCCTGGGCCCGCGCGGCCCTCTCGCCCACCCAGACAGGTGGGCGCCCGATGCGCTTCCCGTTCTTTGTCGTCGACGGCCGCCTCATGCGCGAGATCGTGCGCGCCCGTCGTCGTTTCCGCAAGACCCTACCAGCGGCAGAGCCCAAAAATAGCTATGTGTACGTACCCCATATGCCCCATAGGCACACACTAACGGAATAAGGAATATGGGGAATATCTTTGTTTGTTCAGGCGCGCGCGTGCGCGCGCGCGTGCCACAACCGTCGACCAATGTCAAGACCCCCCAAAACAACGTAAGTAGTTGATTTTACTCGAGGTCGTTATTTTTGCCCGCTCGCAGCGAGAGAGACCGCGGAAATGGGGAACATTGGGGGCCGATATGTGACACAAATGGGGAACATGCACCCCCTTCAGATGAGCCGGACACCGCCACCGCGTCCGGGCTTGGTCTCGACCCGGCGCCCCCTCCACTCAGCCCGCTGGTCGCGCCGCATCCGCTGGATGAGGGCCCTCACCGCACGCTTTGTGATCGACATCTCCTCGGCCAGCACAGTCAGCGGGACGAAGGCGTCGCCCTCCTGGACGGACTCGACGATCTCCAGCAGCTCGGCCTGCTTCGTGGTCTGGGCGACGACGTGGTACTCGCCAAGCGAGCGGAACCCCGAGCCGTCCTCGACCCGGTCGAGGGCCAAGACGTAGTCGTGGTCGATGTCGCGGCCCCGGACGGCCAGCACCCGCCGGGGGTCGTCGGCGTAGGCGTCGCGCTCGGGGTGGTCGGCCAAGACGATGGAGCCGCTCGTACCGGCGACCGCGGTCTGGCTCATGTTGATCAGCTCGTGGAAGTCGGTGATCTCTCTCCCGTTCCGCTTGCGCGTGTGGTTCACCAACACGATGGTGATCCCCAGCTCGCGGGCGAGGTTCTCGTAGAGCCTCATCCGGCGGTACGGGCCGCGGGTCACGCTGCGCTCGTCTTGCGCGTCGGCCTCCAGCCGCAGGGTCGCCTCGAAGCTCTCTTGGGTATCGAGCAAGACCAGCTTGACCTGTGGGTGCTCGCCCAACCACTGCCGCAGCCAGTCGTCGCCCTCGCCGGCCCCGCGGGTCTCTTCGGGCTGCCGCGCCCAGGCCTGCGCAAGCGTCACGAGATGCTCGTGGACCACGATATGGACCCCCGCAAGCCCGGCCTGCGTCTGCGTCTCCAGGACCCGCCGGTGGATCCGGCCCAAGTTGTCTTCGGTCGCGAAATAGGCAACATGCGCCTGGCGCGTGGGAGACCCAAGGAATGGGACCCCCGCAGCGACCGCCTTCGCCAGCTGCAGGCACAGATAGGACTTGCCACACTTGGGCCGCGCCACCAGCAGGTACGCACCGGGCCCCAGCATGTTCTGCACCCGCCACTCGACAGGCGCGGGCGGCTCTGACCCGAGCAGCTCGGATATATCGAGCCCGGCCCCATTCAGGGACCCCGTGGGCGGCGCCAGCGGCTGGAACTTCGTGGTGGGCCCCGTGGGGGCCTTCGTGGGGCCCGCAAAGAGCGAGGCCTTGGTGACCGCCGGCCCAGACGACCTCCGCGCCCCTGGCGGCCTCAGCGAGCCCCAGACGACACGCACGTCGCGCTCCCCGGCATAGTTCGGCGGCGGCCGACCATCCCAGAGCTGCCCGGACGACCAGGCGATGGCGATCTCCAGCCCCTCGTCGTCGCCGTGGGTACCGTCGTGGATCGCCATCAGCGTACGCAGCCAATCGTCGCGGGAGCAGCCCGGGTCAAGCTCCTGTAGACGCTCGACCGCGCGGCGCGTGTTGCGCGCATCCCAGCGCTCGCCAGACCAGCCCCTCTCGGGGGCAGCTTGGGCGCGCCCCGGGCGCAGCGGACGCCCCAGCGCTGGCAGCCCCAGCCGCTCGGAAACGGCCCGGGTCAGGTCAGGCAGTTTTCGCGGTGCAACAACGATGGCCCCGGTCCAGGCGCAGAAGCGCTTGCCTGTGTAGATCTCCAGGCCCTCGTCCTTGTTGGTGATCGTGATCGGCTCACCCTTCCAGCGGCCGATGATGTGGAGCCCGTTGCCGGACTGGCTGAGCTCGACCAGGGCACCGGGGCAGGCATCGATCCAGCCCTGCGCGTAGGCGTCCGGGACCCCGCCCGGGGCGTGCCCGTCGAGGTCGATGAAGACATAGCCGGGGACGATCGCAAGCCCCGGCTGGCCGGCCTTGCGGGCCTCGGCGTAGGTTACCAGCCGGGCCCGATCCTCGGGGCTATCCAGCTCACCCCGGCGAGGTGTACCGTCGGCGTAGTAAGGTACCTTTCGCCCGTCCCGCAGCTGCCAAGTCAGCCAGAGCCGGGCCCGTCGCAAGTCGCCCGGCGGTGTGATAGCATCGTGCGCCACTGGATCTCCTCGTGTCTGTTCCCGTCGCGTAGGAGGCCGATTCTGCCCCCCCAAGCAGTCGGCAGACCAGTCCCCCCGGGGGGTCAGGGCATCGCCCCCCGGGGGGTCCTTTTTCAGTCATCTAGCGCAGCCAGCTGCTGCTCGATCTTCTGGAGCAGCGCGTCCGGCAGGGCGGAGGGATCCATCCTCTCCCGGACTGGGCTCCCCCCGACCCCCAGGAGGGTGCAGGACAAGACATCGAGCAGCTCCAGCGGCTCGTTTGGATAGCATCGCTCCGGGGGCCCATGGAGGACCCCGGGATGCCCCGGAAGGTAGCGCACGACGACCTCGGCGCTCATCTCGAGCCCGCAGTATGTCCAGTCGACGATCACGGTCGCTTGTGGGTATCTGTAGCTGCTCATCGTGGTCCCCTTAAACAGCAAGGCGCTTGCGGATCAGCTCGATGACAAGCTTGTACTCATCGTAGTAGTAGCTGTTTCTGTGGCTGGCCTCGACCGAGCTTGTGAAGTCCCCCAGGGAAAGGCTGATGGATTCGGTATTGACCCGGACCCCCAAGACAAAGTCTCGGTGTGCGGTGATGTAATCACGGCGCTTGCCGATGGGGCCCACAAGCAGGAAGTCGATTGAGGCATTGATGAGGCCGTCACCACGGAAGATCGTGTCGCCACCGACCCAGGTGCTCCCATTGATTCGGACACGGTCGGTAACCGTGGCCCGATCATTCACGAGGACATTTCCGGTGAGGACCGAGTCGCCCCCGACGTCAGCCCGCCCGCTGATCCGCACGTACCCTTTGAGGTTCGCGCGTCCGCGAACCACCGACTCTCCGCTGACTACCACATCGTCTTGGATGACTGCGTGGTCTTTGATGATCGCCCGGTCGAGGACTCGGACGTTACCGCGCAGGGTCGCGTAGTCGAGGACCGCCGCATTGGGCCCTACCCAAACACTCTCCTCGACCTGGGCGGTCTTGGCCACCCAACCCCCACCGTTGGGGTGGCGATGGGCGGAAAGAAGGCCTTGCTCGAGCTTGTGCTCCATGGTTGCTTCTCCTGATTCAGTCCCTGGCCCCACCACGGGGCCGACGGGGGCAGCCTAACACATCTTTACGTCGTGTCAAGAGGGGTCCAGAAAATTTTTTGGCAAGGGCTTGACTCGGGGTCAGAGCAGGTATAGGGTCGGCTGTGCCCGACGCAGCCCCAGGCGCTTGCAGGAGAAGTGCTTATGAATCAAGCATTTACGACGGCCGAGGTGGCCTTGCTGGTGCGCGACTCGTGCAGCACTCGGGACCCCGAGGGCAACCCCTGTGGTGAGTGCGAGGCTGTCGCACACAACCTCGAGCTGGCGGCGCAGACGATGTATACCGTGATCCAAGGGGTCGATCAGATGCGCGAGATACTCCTCGAGACGCGCCTCGGGCAGGGCACCGACGGGAACTACCTGATGGTCCTCGAGCGCTCGAAGGGCGAGCAGCTGGTGCAGCATTTTTTACAGCTGCATCATGCGCTTGCGCTGTATGCCAAGGACTCGATCCAGGTCGGTGAGCTGCTCCAGCTGGCGCCACCGAAGCAGGAACTGCATTGAGCCCCTCCCGAAAAATTTTTGGGAGAGGGCTTGACATGGGGTCGAAGTAAGTACACACTCAGCATACCCAGCGTGGTGCTGGGCACCAACGACAAAGGAGAAGTATCATGAGCAACTGGAACCAGTCCGTAGTTTCTGCCCCCGTCGAGCTGGACGAATCAGACGACGAGCTCCGCGCCTATGAGCGCCAGCTCGCCCAGAAGCTCCGGGCGGCCCTCAAGGAGGGCAAGATCTCTGAAGGGAACCGGGAGTTCGCCCGCAGCCTGCTTCGCGGCTACGAGCGGTATGATTCGTTCACGGATCGCCAGCGGCCACATGTCGAGCGGCTGCTCAGGGTTGCATCGGGGAGAGGCCCGGATGCTGAGCTAGCGTTGCGGCTCCGGGTCGCGCTCGAAGCCGGTGAGATCGCTCTCCGAGATCGTGATTTCGTTCGTAGCCTGCTCCGCGGCTACCAACGCTACGGGTCGTTCACGGAGCGTCAGCGCCCCTACGCGGAGCGTTTCGCGGGACCGTCCGGCGACTCTGATGTGGAGGGACGGTGATCATGGGCAAGCAATCTGAGCTGGCCGCCACGGCCGCCGCGATCATCAAGGCCCGCGCGAAGTACGCCGCGGCCCAGAAGAAGGCCGACGAGGCGAAGAAGGCGCTCGCCGCGCTGGAGGCGCAGCTGCTGGACGAGCTGTCTGCAGCCAAGGTCGACAGCGTGCGCGTGCGGGGCTTCAACTTCACTCCGGGGTGGCGTGAGATCATCGAGACCTACGACTGGGATGCTTACTGGGAGTGGGCTCGTAAGGACCCGCTCGGCGTCTATGTCGAGCGCCGCCCGGCGAAGCGGGCCGTCTACGAGCAGCTGGATGCCGGCGTTGAGGTGCCGGGCGTGCGGCCGGGGAAGGTGCCGGTCTTGCACGTTACGAAAGCGT